GATAGGCCCAGTATCAGGGCTTTTAGATAAATTTATTGAAGATAAAGATCAGAAGAATGCCCTCGCCCACGAAATCGCCACGCTCGCAGAAAAACAAGCCCACGAAGCAGCCCTCGCCCAAGTCGAGGTCAATAAAGCAGAAGCGCAACACCGTTCCATTTTTGTATCTGGATGGCGTCCCTTCATCGGCTGGACCTGTGGCACAGCGTTGGCATACCACTTTGTCCTTGCTCCGATTATTTTGTTCGCAACAGCGTATGCTGGTGTTGAAGTTCCTGAACTACCTAGTTTTGACATGGAGACGTTAACCACGATTTTACTTGGAATGCTAGGATTGGGCGGACTACGCAGTTTTGAGAAGTTTAAAGGTTTAACAAAATAGGAGATTAAAATGCCAGAATTATCACCAAAACAAAAGAAAATCGCTGTTGTAGCAGAACCTCGAGACAAGATCACTGGAGAAGACTTCAAAGCTCTTCGTAAAGCTGACGGTGGAATGGTTGAAAAGTTCACAGGCGGTGGTGAAGTTAGAGGCTGTGGAGCTTCTATGACAGGTAAGACTTTTAGTGGTTTGTTCTAATGACTAACAAGATTAGAACAGATCGTGAAATCAGAAGTATTGCTGCTGAAAACATAAGTAATTTAACAAATGCGGAATATGATAGGTATCTAGAGCTTCCAGAAGTTAAGAAAAAGAACTCTAGAGGATTTGGTGCATCCTTGACAAAGAATAGGTTTAGAGGCACAAGTTAATGGATGTTGCAGATTTTGCAAAACATGTATATAACATTTTTTTAAAGCGAGAAGAACAAATCGCTGAGATTTTGACATCTGGAGGCGTTCAAAATTTTGAACAATACCAGCGGTTGGTGGGAGAAGTACAGGGTCTTGTCTACGCCAAGGAAGAAGTTAAAGCCCTGCTGGAGAAAAATATAGAAGATGCCGAAGACATTATTCGTTCCTGATCATGTGGCAAAAACAAGATCACAACAGTCTTCATCTGATAGTCCTTCCGTAGGCGAAGCCTACGTAAAGGCAGATGAAAAAGTTTTAGACCCTAGCTTTCTTGATAAATCATTAACAGAAAGATTACCTCAACCTACTGGTTGGCGTATTCTTGTTATGCCCTATCAAGGCAAAGCAAAAACAGAAAGTGGTATAATAATCCCTGACCAAGCTCGTGAGCGAGAGGCATTAGCTACTGTTGTAGCTTATGTTTTGAAAATAGGCCCGTTAGCCTATAAGGATCCAAACAAATTCAGTGAGGATGCGGAGCCTTGGTGTAAACAGGGACAATGGGTTTGTATTGGTAGATACGCTGGTTCTAGATTTAAAATTGATGGCGGTGAAGTGCGTATTATCAATGATGATGAAGTAATTGCTACAATACTTGAGCCAGAGGACATTAAACATGTATGAAGAAGTTGAAGAAAAAGAAGTGACCGTTACTCTTGAGGACGAAAAAGAACCTGAAGTAGATGCAGAGAAGAGTCCTGAAGAAGATGTTGAGGTACAGACTTCCGAGTTGCCCTATCCAAACATTGTAGAGGAAGATGAACTAGATGATTACGGTAAGAGCGTACAAAAAAGAATTAAGAAACTAACACAGAAAGTTAGATATGCCGAGCGTGACAAGGAAGAGGCTGTCCGAGTTGCTGAAGTAATTAAGAAAGAAAATGATACGCTTCAAGAACAGGTAACTAATCTTAATGCTGGGTTTATTGATGAGTATGGCGCACGTTTAGAGTCACAGCAAGCAACCGCAAAACAGGCTTTACGTGAGGCTTTGGACGCAAACGATGCTGATAAAATATTTGATGCTCAACAGGCAATATCAAAAATCACGATTGAACAAGAGCGACACCGCTTGGCAGACGAACAACGTAAACAAAATGTTTCACGTGAAACACCAGCTGTTGAAACACCAGCCCCCGCCCAGCCTGCACGCCCTGACCCGAAGGCAGAGAAGTGGGCAGAGCGAAATGACTGGTTTGGTGAAAATAAAATTATGACGCAAGCAGCCTTCGTTATCGATCAAGACTTAAAGAATGAAGGACTTAACCCAGATACAGATGATTATTATGAAGAGCTTGATAAAAGAATTGCTGCAGAGTTTCCTCATAAATTTAACAAACAGGTTAACGAGGGAGGTTCGAGGGTCGCTTCTGCTTCAACCTCCGCATCTCGCAGTTCAAAACAGGGGCGCAGGACTGTTAAGTTATCACCATCACAAGTTGCTATGGCAAAAAAACTTAATGTTCCCTTGGCTGAATATGCAAAGTATGTTAAGGATTAAATATGAGTGATATAAAACAAACAAGATCATCACAAACACGTGAGAAAAACTCACGCAGAAAGCCGTGGGCACCGCCAAGCCGATTGGACGCTCCTGATGCGCCTGACGGATACAAGCATCGTTGGATAAGAACCGCTATTCGTGGGGAAGACGATAAAATAAATGTTCATTCCAAACTCAGAGAAGGATACGAACCAGTTAGGTCTGACGAGTACTCTGGGCAGAACGATTTTGCTAGTATCGAAGATGGACAACATGCGGGTGTAATTGGAAACGGTGGCTTAATGTTAGCCCGTATACCTGAAGAAACAGCGCAGGAAAGAACCGAATACTACCGAGGACGGACTCGCGAACAAATATCTGCTGTCGATCAGGACCTTATGAGGGAAGAACATCCCTCGATGCCTATTTCTAGGGATAGGCAAAGTCGTGTATCTTTCGGAAAAGGTAGAAATACTGATTCTGAGTAATTTTTAGGAGTCAAAAATGGCAAACGTAAATGTTTCGTTTGGCCTTAAACCCATTAATGGGTTTGGTAGCGCCCCTGCTACTCAAGGCACAAACCAATACTTTATTGCCAGTAATGCCTCTGCGATTTTTCAAGGTTCTCCTGTGAAAGCAGAAGTAACAGGCGGTACTATTCAAGTAGCTTCAGCTACTGGTGATGGTGACCAGCTTGTAGGTGTTTTCGCGGGATGTGAATACGTAGACGCATCAACTGGTAAGTTAAAATTTAGTAATACGTGGCCCGGAAGCGGTTCAGCTAATACTAATTTTGATATCAAGGGCTTTGTGTATGATGATCCAGCACAGCGATTTATTATTGCGAGTGATGGAACAAACACGGACAGAGCAACAGCAAAAGCAGATATCTTTAAAGGAGCAGAGTTAGAAAACGGTGCTAGTGGTAATACAACTACTGGTATATCTACTGCTCAGATAGATATATCTACAGCAGAGGATGCAGATACATCTAATCCTTTAATGATTTTAGGGATTTATGAAGATCCTACTAACGCTGATCATACTGCTGCTGGTGTTTCGTACATAGTCAAAATCAATAACCATGCACTGCTGTCTTCTGCCGCAGCCGCAACAGCATCATAGGGGGATTAGATTATGGCTATTTCTCGCGCACAACTCTCTAAAGAGTTGGAACCTGGTCTAAATGCTCTCTTTGGTATGGAGTATGATAGATATGAAAACCAACATGCTGAGATATATACTACTGAATCTTCAGATAGAGCATTTGAAGAAGAGGTAATGTTATCAGGATTTGGTGCTGCACCCACAAAACAAGAGGGTTCAGGAATAACATTTGATGATGCTAACGAGTCATTCACTGCTCGTTATAATCACGAAACAATAGCATTGGCTTTCTCAATTACCGAAGAAGCTATAGAAGACAATTTGTATGACAGATTATCTTCACGCTATACCAGAGCATTAGCTCGCTCAATGGCCCACACCAAACAAGTAAAAGCAACAGCAGTTTTAAACAATGCGTTTACAGCTGGGGCAAGTGCTGGTGGTGATGGCGTTGCTTTATGTGCAACAAACCACCCTTTAACAACAGGTGGAACGTTTGCTAATGAGCCTTCAGTTGCAGCCGACTTGAATGAGACATCTCTTGAAGATGCCTTAATCAGTATTGCTGGATTTGTTGACGAGCGTGGTTTAACTGTAGCTTTAAGAGGTATGAAGTTAATTGTACCACGTCAGTTACAGTTTATTTCAGAGCGTTTGATGGTATCAAACCTTCGCGTAGGAACTGCTGACAATGATGTTAATGCACTAAGGTCTATGGGAATGTTACCAAACGGTTATACCGTTAATGACTTCTTAACAGACCCGGATGCATTCTTCATCATGACAGACACACCCAGAGGTTTCTTACACTTCGAGCGTGTTCCTCTGTCAACTCAGATGGAAGCAGACTTTGACACTGGAAATATGAGGTTTAAGGCTCGTGAGCGTTATAGCTTCGGATTTTCAGATCCAAGATGCGTGTTCGGTTCTCCGGGCGCATAAAAAAACACTTCTCCCGTAGGTGTAACGGCAAGGTCTAGGTATTAACTAACCTTGCCGTTTTTTATTTTTTAAGGTATGCTACAAATAGTGTGAAGAGATGCCTCTCTTCACACAATTAACCCTTGACAGCATTATGCTGACACTAGCCACGACAAGGAGATTAACATGGCTCGTACTACTTTCTCAGGCCCGATTGTATCTAACAACGGGATGACAAACTCAGGCTCTGGTTCTGTTGTTGCCATTGCCGCAGAAGATACAACCCTTACATTTGCTGCTCACGCTGGTCGCATTTCTGAAATAAATGATGCGGATGGTGTGATTACATTGCCTACCATCACAACAGGTACAATAGGTGCAAAATATACTTTGTTTATAGGCACAGCTTCAACTTCAGGAAAAATTAAAACAGATGGAACAGATAAATTTGTTGGTTCTGTAGCTGTTACTGGCAGTACCACGAAGGCCTTTGTTCCGGGTGCAAGTAATGACGTTATTACATTCAACGATGGTACGCAAGGCGGTAAAGTTGGTTCTTATATAGAAGTTACTGCATTAGCTCTTGCAGAATATCTTGTACAAGGAAGTTTAATTGGTTCTGGTACAGTAGCAACTCCTTTTGGTGATAGCTAAGATAGGAGGCTATAATGGCTAGTTCGATTATTGCGAAGACTGTTACTAGCACAGGCACATTAAATGGTGGTAGGACACGGTTAAAATCATTCGTTGTAGAAACTAATGCGAGTGGCAGTCCAGCTGCTGTTTTTAAAAATGGCAGTAGTGGTGCAACTCTACTTACAATGAATTTTAAAGCTGACGATGATACTCAGGTAACAATTCCTGACCACGGTATTATCTTTCCAAATGAGTGTCATGTTACACTTACTGCGATAGATTCTATTACGGGGTTCTTTGGGTAGCGTCATGGCTCGGAAACGAGACAAACAACCGCCAAAAACAAAAAAGTATTTTCGCTCCACTAAATCTGGAGCGGGGATGACTAAAGCTGGTGTTGCTAAATACAGACGGGATAATCCTGGAAGTAAGTTAAAAACAGCAGTTACTGGCAAAGTAAAAAAAGGCAGTAAGGACGCTAAAAGACGCAAGTCTTTTTGCGCTCGTTCCGCTGGGCAAATGAAGAAGTTTCCAAAAGCCGCTAAAGATCCTAATAGCCGTTTAAGACAAGCTAGAAGAAGATGGAAGTGTTAAATGACTCCAGAAGAAGTGTTAGCAAAAGTTGAAAGTCACGAGGCAGAATGCGCTTTACGTTATAAACGTATTGAAGAACGTCTTGACGATCAGAAATCTCATTTAAAAAATTTAGATATGCGATTGTGGGGTATTGCAATATTAATTGTGACAATTGCTGGACTAGAGAAGTTTCTGTAATGGCTATTGCTAGAGCGCAAATTCCAAAACAAATCACCAAGGGGCGAAAGATGAACACAGATAAATTAGTTTATTTTAAAAAAGGAGGCAAGGCCAGTGCAAAGAGTAAAGGATCAAAGATATGTCCAGAGGGTAAGGCGTGGGCTAAACGTACCTTTGACACTTACCCGTCAGCGTACGCAAACTTGGCTGCCTCAAAATACTGCAAAGATCCAAACTACGCTAAGAAGTCAAAAGGTGGTAAGCGAAAGGGCAAGTAATGGGGGAACTTAAAAAATGGCTTGAGCAAGACTGGGTGAGGATTGGCACTGATGGATCTATCAAGGGTAAATGTGGAACTTCAAAGAATAAAAAGAGGCCTGATCGTTGCCTGCCAAGATCAAAGGCTAATAGTCTTAGCAAAGAGGAAAGAGCTAAAACTGCTCGTAAAAAGAAACGTGAGGGCAGTAAGGGAAAAACTGTTGTTTCTAATACAAAGAAGGCAAAAGTAAAGAATTTAAAATTTGGAGGCGGTGTTACGGTTCCAAAAAGACCGTTTAATGGTAAACCAATTTCTGGCACTGCTGTTGCAAGAGGCTGTGGCGCAGTCATGGAGAATAGAAGAAAGTTAACAAAAGGGGCTGTTGAACAAGCCTAGGAGTTTCACATGGTCGATCCTGTCAGTGCAATGGCCCTCGCTGGGTCTGCTTTTAACGCACTAAAAAAAGGTGTGAGCATCGGCCGCGAGCTTCAGTCGATGGGCAAGAGTCTCTCGCAATGGATGTCTGCTGTATCTGATATTGATCGCGCTCATCACGAGGCTAAGAATCCTCCAATTTTTAAAAAAATCTTCAATGCAAAATCTGTTGAACAAGAAGCAATGGAGTTGTTTACTCAGAAAAAACAGCTTGAGAACCAGCGCGATGAACTTCGTAGGTTAATTAGCTCTATGCTTGGGCCTCAAGCATGGCAAGAGCTTATACAAATGGAACGTGATATTAGAAAACAACGAAAAGAAACTATTTATAAGCAACGTGAAGCTCGTAAACATTTTATGGAAATTTTAGCAGTTATATTGCTCACTACAGTAGGAGCCTTATTTTTTATAGGGTTAATTTGGCTAATTTCTAATAGAGGGTCATTTTGATGTTTCCAGATGTAGAACAAAGAATTATGTCTGATTTAAAAGACTGGTCTAAAAACGCTCTTGAAATAGCTAACCCACATTACAATAATTTACCCGCTTGTCCTTATGCTAAAGCTGCTTGGCTTAATAATAAAGTAGGTTTTATCTTTAACTATGAAGCCAATTATAATGTTATACATTCTTGTATAAATAATTGGGATGATAGTAAGGATGTAATTATTTTAATAGACTTTTTTCCTGATGATTTAGATGATTTAGATATTCTATTAGATGACTTAAACCAAGATATAAGCAAAGGTAAATATAATACAAAAGATATGTATCTCATGGGTTTTCACCCAGAAGATGAAAGCAACGAGCTATTAGATGACAGCCTTGATATGGAAGAAGATGAAGGTCCGGTATATGCAATGATCTTCTTTCAAAGGTTAAGTAAGTTGCAAGAAGCCTCAGATTCACTTAGAATGAAGGGGTATTATGATGTGTGCGAAGATTACTATGAAGCCGAATCTTTGTATAAGCGTAGAAAATCCATTTATAGGAGATTGAAAAATGGCAATGAAGAAAGCAAAAAAAGCTAAGAAGATGATGCGCGGTGGTATGACCATGCCAAAAAAGAAGATGATGGGCGGTGGTATGGTTGGCTCTAAGAAAGCCATGAAGATGATGCGCGGTGGTGCTGTAAAAGCTAAGAAGAAGAAGTAATGGCTACTTCTAATTCAAGAGATTTCGATCTTGATATTGCAGATATCATTGAGGAGGCTTATGAGCGGTGTGGTTTAGAAGTCCGAACTGGATACGATGCCAAAACTGCTCGTAGGTCTTTGAATATCATGTTTGCAGAGTGGGCAAACAGGGGTGTTAACCTGTGGACAGTTAAGCAGGCAACGCAAGCCTTAACAGCTGGTACGGCAACATATACATTTGATGCTACCTATACAGATTTGTTAGAGGTTGTGCTGCGAAGGAACGGCACAGACTTTGATTTGTCTAGGATATCTAGGGGGGAGTATCTTAGTATTCCGAATAAATCAACGCAAGGAAGACCTAGTCAGTATTATTACAATAGACAGACTATTCCTGAAATAAACTTATGGTCTACCCCTGATAGTTCTTCCGATACGTTGGTATATTATTATGTCCAACGTATTCAAGATGCTAATGCTTTAGTAAACACTACGGATGCTCCATTTAGGTTTTTACCTTGTATAATATCTGGTCTAGCTTATTACTTATCTGTAAAAAGGGCACCAGAAAGATTGCAACTTTTGAAAAGCATATATGAAGAAGAGTTTCAAAGAGCTGCTGACGAGGATGAAGACAGAGTATCTCTCAAACTACAACCAAGTATGGATTACTTACGGATTAATTAATGGCAAGGTACGCAGCTGGTAAATACGCCTATGGCTATTCTGACAGGTCAGGTTTCAGGTATAAACTATCTGAAATGAGAACTGAATGGAATGGTTTAAAGGTGGGTCCTGATGAGTATGAGTCTAAACACCCCCAGTTGGAACCAAGACCAAAAGGGGCAGATGCACAAGCTCTTAAAGATCCACGCCCAGACCAAGATATAGAAACTTCTGCTTTTGTAGTTTACACCAATACTGGAGATGGAATTATAGGTGGTTTGATAACTAAGACTACTGCCTTAGAAACAAGCCTAGGAACAGTAACAGTGAGCACATCATGAGCTATACAAACACAACATTGACGCAAGCCATTAAAGATTATTCTGAAAATACTGAAACTACTTTTGTTACCAATATACCTAATTTTATTAAAAACGCAGAAGAAAGAATATTAAAGCTTGTTGAATTAGAATATTTTCGTAAAAATGTTACAGGCACGTTAACAAATGGGAATAAATTTTTAGCTGTTCCCACTGACTATCTGGGTTCTATCGCTTTATCTGTAGTAAATTCTAGCAGTAATGAATTTTTATTATTTAAAGATGTAAATTTTGTGCAGGAGTTTAATCCTAATCCAGCTACTACAGGCGTGCCTAGATATTATGCTTATTTTGATGTTGATAATTTTATTGTAAGCCCAACACCTAATAGTAATTACTCGGTAGAGTTGCATTATTATTACAGGCCTACATCAATAACAGCTACAGGAGATGGCACATCTTGGTTAGGAACCAACGCCCCTGATGCATTGTTGTTTGGTAGTTTGTATGAGTCTTATATTTTTATGAAAGGTGAACCAGACTTTTTAAAACTTTATAATGATAGGTTTATAGAAGCTTTATCTCGTTTAAAAAATTATGGTGAGTCCACAGAAAATACAGATGCTTACAGAACAGGTGTAAGGATAATGCAGAAAACGTGAAAGATTTAAAAAATAAAGAAATAGCCATTGTAGCATTAGGTGGGTCTTTTTCCGAGTTTGTTTTAACTAGAATAAACTCTGTAAAATATGATGAAGTTTGGGGTATTAATTGCATAGGTGCAATTTTTCATGTTAATAGAAGTTTTATGATGGATCCTGCTAGTAGGTTTTTAGATGATACAAAAGCAGGAAAACAAACAAACATAGCCAGGGAATTTTTATTAGAAGTAAAAAATAAAGGCCCTATTTATTCTTGTTGTAAAGATGTCAGAGTGCCTGAGATTATAGAATATCCCTTAGAAGACGTTATAAACTCAGTTAAGGTTGCTTATTTTAACAATACAGTTGCCTATGCGATTGCTTTTGCTATTTATACGAAAGTAAAAAAGATTAATCTTTTCGGCATAGACTTTTCTTATAAACAAAATTTACATTTTGCAGAAGCAGGAAGAGCTTGTGTAGAGTTTTGGTGCGCTGTGGCTATACAAAAAGGTATACTTATTGAGGTAGCTTCTACTTCTCCTTTACTAGACTGTAATGTTCCTGATAATGAAAAGTTATATGGCTATCATAGATTAGATAATCCTTTAATACAGTCAATTGTTGATGGTAAAATACATATATCCAAAGATAAACCTATGTCACCTCCTGAACCAACAGATATAGATCCTGTTTTAATTGGTAGACATGACATACCAAATGTAACGTATATAGAAGAGGCTAAAAATGATAAGCGTTAACTCTAGTATTTCTACAGGGGTAGTAAATGTAATGACTTCTAATGAAGGCGGGTTAAGCAGTGAACAATTAACTGAATTAGCTATGGATAAATTAATTTTAGTATCTGACTCGGCTCCTCCTGCTATTAAAGAGCAAGCAAGAGTATTTCAAAATAAATTGCGTAATGTGATGTATAACTATATAGAATTGGCAAGACGAGAAGAACGTGCTAACATTGCACATAAGATGTCCACGGCAGGACAGAAGGAAATGGCTGATTTAATAAGGAGATTATAATGGCTATAACACAAGCAATGTGTAGTTCTTTTAAAAAAGAGCTATTAGAAGGTGTGCATAATTTTAAAAACTCTGGTGGAGGCACTTTTAAAATTGCTCTATACGCAGAAGGTGGTGGCGGTAAATCAGGAACGACAGCTACTTTGGGTGCGGCAACAACGGCTTTCACCACAACAGGGGAAGTTGCTAATAGTGGTTCATACACATCAGGTGGTGGTTCTCTAACAAGAATAGACCCCTCACTTTCTTCAACTACAGCTTTAACTGATTTTGCGGATTTTAGTTTTACTACAGCTACTATTACGGCTATGGGTGCGCTGATTTATAATTCAAGCGCAAGTAATAAAGCTGTTGCTGTTCTTGATTTTACAAGCAACAAAACATCTACATCAGGAACTTTTACTATTCAGTTTCCAACAGCAGATGCGAGTAACGCAATCATTCGTATTGCATAGGTGACAATGTGGCTCTCGTACTTGCCGATAGGGTCAAGGAAACCTCCACCACCACGGGTACTGGCACGTATACTCTTGCTGGTGCTGTTAGTGGTTTTGAGTCTTTCGGGTCTATCGGTAATGGTAACACTACCTATTATGCTTGTACTCTTGGTGCTGATTTTGAAGTTGGTATAGGCACGTATGCCTCGTCTGGCACTACATTAGCCCGAACTACCATCCTACAATCTAGTAACTCTGATAATGCTGTTGATTGGGGTTCTGGAACAAAGACACTGTTCTGCACTCAGCCAGCAGAGAAGGCGGTGTTTAGAGATGCGAGTGGTCATATCATCGCCTTAGATGGACGTAATCTGACTAACGTAGATGCCGCCACCCTTGATAGCGTAGACAGCACATCATTCTTACGAAGCGATGCGGCAGATACTAAGACCAGTGGTAATTTAACTTTTAACGATAACATAAAAGCGTTGTTTGGCACTAGCAGTGACTTACAAATATTCCATAATGGAAGCAATAGTATTATTTATGATGGTGGCACTGGAGAACTACAATTACAAACGGATGGAACAAGTATAAAATTACTTAAAGCTAATACTAATGAAATATTAGCTAACTTTATTCCCGATGGTTCATCACAGTTATATTATGATGCTAGTAAAAAGCTAGAAACCTCATCAACTGGTGCAACAGTCACAGGGGGTCTTACTGCCAATGTAACTGGTGATGGCACAGAGGTTCTAAGATTAGGCACAGAAAGACCTTGGTCATTTTTACAGAGGAACACAGGAGCAAGTTCTAGTCTTTCGTTTCGTTCAACTGTTGATGGCAAGTTTTTTGATATTGAGGCTGAAGATGGTGACTTACTTGCAAGGTTTATTGCTAATAACACAACAGGATTAGTTGCTCTTTATTATGGTGGCTCTCAAAGGTTTATAACTACATCTGAAGGGGCGCAAATAAATTCAAATCTTTTGATTACCTCTACAAGTTCAGGGTCTGGAGAAGACCCAACGCTAGACCTTTATCGAAACAGTTCTAGTCCAGCAGTAAATGATATACTTGGTCATATAGTTTTTAGTGGTGAAAACGATGCTGGTGAAAAAATTACCTATGGTGAGATAGAATCGCTTATTACGGATGAAACAGATGGCACAGAAAATGGCATAATAAAATTCAACGCAATTCACGATGGTTCAGCATTTACTTTTTTTACTATTGGTTATAACGCTACTTTCTTTTATAAAAATGTAGCATTACATACTGGTGCAAATATTACTTTTGAAGGTGCAACAAGTAATGCTTATGAAACGACCCTCACCGCCACTGACCCCACAGCCGACCGCACCATTACACTACCCAATGCCAGTGGCACTGTTCAAGTTACCAGTTCATCAGATAGACGCCTAAAGAAAAACATAGAACCAGCATCATCGGCATCACAGAAAATAGACGATATCAATGTCTATCAATTCGACTGGATAGAAAATAACAAGCATGTGGATTTCGGTGTTGTAGCACAAGAAATGCAAGAGGTATTTCCTGACTGTGTAGCAGTACAAGACCCAGAGACAGGCTATCTTGGAATAGATTACAGCAAGCTCGTCCCTGTGTTGTTACAAGAAATCAAAGATTTAAGAGCAAGAGTTGCTGATTTAGAGAATAAATAATGCAAATAGACCCGATGCTTTTCTGGAATATTATTTTGACCGTTGTTTTTGCGCCTATCTTTT